CAGCATTGACGGCACCGAACGACGCAACCGCCTCGATCCTGTAAAGCGTTCTGCCAAGGTAGATTTTGGTTTCAGACGTGAGCTGGAATTTCATGTGTCTCTCCATCCGCTTCGGTGCGGTATGGGGTGACTTTAGCTAATGGCACAAACCATGGCAAGCGAAAAATGTGCTATCGGCTAAACTTTTTCAAATGACCATACAACGCGCAGGTGTTACCATGCCTGCGGCGGGGGGCCGGAGGTTGCATGTTCGATCTGTGGGAAATCTTCGCTGCGCTCACCGACAAGGAGCGACAACGCGTCCTGGCGTATGCTTCTAGCCTTTGGGAGACAGCATCAACGCCTCGGCAAACGCGCGGACGCGCTCGCGGTCTGCGGGGGACAGGCGATCAATCAGAAGCGAAAGCGCCAGCGTGTCTTGATCCGTCTGATTAGCTATAAGCGTTGACGGAGGAACCCGCAACGCCTCGGCTATCCTGGTCAGTAGGTGGTTGTTGACGTTCTTGACGCCACGTTCCACCTGAGACAGGTGCGCGGTTGATACGCCGATCCGCTCAGCAAGCTGGGCGATGGTGAGGCCGCGATCCTTCCGAATCGCTCGTATGTTCAGGGTCAGGTCCATCCGGGCGTGATACCCGCACCCGTCGCGTGGCCCTATTTGCGAATGGACAATTTCACCTTGCATCAGATTGTGCCATTAGCTAAACTGCGGTCATGGGCAAACTCCAAGCATACTTAGCCGACCGCAAGAAGGCCGACTTCGCCAAGATGATCGGCACTTCGCCGTCATACCTTAGCCAACTGCTCTCCGGCCATCGCCGACCGAGCCTTGAGATGATGCGCAGGATTGCCGTGGCAAGTGATGGGTCTGTTGACCTCAACTCGTGGCTTCCCGACGCGAACGGCGGTGCCCAATGATTTCTTGCCTTCGCCCATCGCAACACATCGTTGCCATTCTGTCAACAGTCTTATCCACAGGCGCGCTGGCAGATCAGGCCGTCTGGGGGCAATACAACCTTTCCACGATTGACACTTACCCCGGAGAGGGCGGCGGGCACATCGCAACGCTGGTGTTCACCAATCGTATCAATTCCGGCGCCAATGGGCTGGTTCTGACCCTCACCGAAGGCGTCGAAATCACCGTCACGGTCAACGACGCGCCCGGCGACATTCCCGACCGGATCACGGTCGAGGTTCCCGCAGGCTACGCAGCCATCCCGCCGTTCCTGGAAGTTGGCGAGGAACAGAGCGGCACAATCGAAATCTTCGACGCAGGGGAGATTCCACTTGGCTAACCCAAAATCAGAAGCACTCGCCTTTCGCATCTGGGCCTACGCGGAACCTCTGGGATGGGATTGCACGGTCAAGGACATTGCCGAGGAGCTTGGGGAAAGCTGGCAGCGGGTCAGCCGGGTTTGCGTCCTTAAGGGATGGGCGAGTCGCCTGCGCAACGCAGCGATCACCGAAGAAGACTACTTCGCGGCAATCAACGGCAAGAGGCCCGCGCGCAATCATTTCGCCTCCTACGCCGACGCCCTGAAATACTCCGAGCATCTGCTATGACATGGATCACCTCTGCCATTTCTGCGGTGCGCCAGCGTCTTGGGGCTTCCGCAAGCCCGGCGTCCTTTCAGAGCAAAAGACGCGCGGGTATCTCTGGGCCTGTTACGCCTGCCGTGACAAGGCAGAGGCAAGACGCGCTCAAGCTATATCGGCGGGAATGCCTCATAGCCGACCTGAAGCGGCTGCACAAAAACGACCCGCGCAGGGGGAAGCTGCGCAGGGAAATCTGTTCTCTGACGAATGAGGCAATGAAATGGCGTTCGATCTGAACGAATACCGGCGCTTTATCGCGTCAAAGGGAACATCAGCGCAATCTGTCGGGTTTCAGGCCCAAGGCTTGCCGCAGCGCATGTTCCCGCATCAGAAATCCGCAGTCGAGTTCGCCCTGGAGAAGGGACGGGCTGCGCTGTTCCTCGATACCGGGCTTGGCAAGTCTGGATGCGAGGCGGTCTTTGCTGACCAATGCATCCGGGAAACCGGCAAGCCGTCGCTGATCCTAACGCCGCTCGCCGTCGCCAAGCAGATGAAGCGCGAATGTGAATCGTTCGGCGTCGAGGCCCGCGTGATCCGCGAGGCCGACGATCAATGGTCCGGCGTCAACATCGCCAACTATGAGCGGCTCGGCAAACTGGATCTGTCCAGGTTCGGCGCGGTCGTGCTGGATGAAAGCAGCATCCTCAAGTCTTTCGCAGGCGCCACCAAGCGCGCACTGGTCGAGGCTTTCGCGGAAACGCCATATCGGCTTGCCGCCACGGCAACCCCGGCCCCGAACGATCATATGGAGCTTGGCACCCATGCCGAGTTCCTCGGGATCATGGGCAGCATGGAAATGCTCTGCCGTTGGTTCATTAATGACACGTCCACGGCTTCGCAGGACTGGCGCTTGAAAGGCCATGCCGTGGGAGATTTCTGGGCATGGGTCGCATCATGGGCGCGGGCCGCGTCTCTCCCCTCCGATCTGGGCGGGGATGATACCGGCTTCATCCTGCCGCCCGTCATTCACCGGCTGCATACGGTCGGCGTTGACCTGATGCAGGACGCAGAACAGGGGATGCTGTTCCGCATCCCTGACAATTCCGCAACGGCCATTCATGGCGAGAAGAAGCGGACATTGGCGGAACGGGTGGCGCAAGCGTCAGAGATTGCCAACTCGGCAGATGGAGCGGTGATTGTCTGGTGCGAGCGTGACGACGAAAGCGAGGCGCTGACAAAGGCTATCCCTGACGCCATCGAGGTAAAGGGCAGCATGGACGCCGACAAGAAGGAGGCGGCGCTTGAAGCCTTCACGCTTGGCGAGCGTCGGGTGATCGTCACCAAGCCGAAGTTGGCCGGGTTCGGCCTGAACTGGCAACACGCTCGCACTCAGGTATTTGCCAGCCTCTCGCACTCATACGAGCAGTATTACCAGGCCATCCGCCGGTCGTGGCGGTTCGGCCAGACGGGGCAAGTCGTTTGCCATGTCGTCATTGCCGAAACCGAACACGGCATCTGGCGCAACGTCCAACGCAAGGCCGCTGACCACGACAAGATGAAGCGCGCCATGTCGGAAGCCATGCGCGGCGCTCAGACTGAAAGCGTTCGCAAAATCTACACCCGCGCGCCCGAAGTGGCGTTGCCCGATTTCCTTGGAGGAGCTGCATGAAACCGGAATATCAGGGGGACTCGTGGGGCCTGTTCAATGCCGATTGCGTCGAGGTCTTGGCCGGGCTGCCCGAAGGCTTGATTGATCTGGCGATCTTCTCGCCGCCGTTCTCTGACCTTTTCGTCTATTCGGACAGCGAGCGGGACATGGGCAACTGCGGCTCCCATGCGGAGTTCATGGACCACTATCGGTTCTTCGCCAAGAATCTGTTCCGCGCGATGAAGCCGGGCCGGATTACCTGCGTTCATTGCACAGACCTTCCGTCGCGCAAGGGCAGAGACGGTTTCATCGGCCTGCACGATTTCAGTGGGGATCTGATCCAGGCGCATCAGGAAGCCGGGTTTGTCTACCACGCCCGCTGCACCATCTGGAAAGATCCTGTTGTTGAAATGCAGCGCACCAAGGCGCTCGGGCTTCTCTACAAGCAGTTGAAAAAGGACAGCGCCATGAGCCGGGTCGGAATGCCAGACTACATGCTGTTTTTCCGCAAGGATGAGGTCAACCCGGACCCGATCACGCATGAGCCGGACGATCTGCCGGTTGATATGTGGCAGGAGCTTGCTTCGCCGGTATGGATGACGGTTCGGCAGGGCAATGTCCTGAACGGTCGGCTTGCCCGTGGGCAGGAAGATGAAAAGCACATCTGCCCGCTGCAACTGGACGTGATTGAACGTTGTCTCACGCTCTACAGCAACCCCGGCGATCTGGTCTTGGACCCGTTCAACGGCATCGGATCGACCGGCTTTCAGGCTCTTAAAATGGGCCGCAAGTATCTTGGCATCGAATTGAAGCCGGAATACGCCAAGCAGGCGGCGAAGTTTCTGAACGAGGCAGAGGCATCGCAGGAAACGCTATTCGGGATTGCCGCACAATGAGGCGAGCCGCGAAAATAGACGACAATCAGCCGGAAATAGTTTCGGCCCTTCGCCGCGTGGGGGCGAGCGTCCAGCCGCTTCATACGGTCGGCCAAGGTTGCCCTGATTTGATCGTCGGATTTCGCGGGACGAATTACGCCATAGAGGTAAAGGACGGATCAAAGCCGCCATCTGCGCGGGGATTAACGGACGCGCAACTGCGCTGGAAAATCCTCTGGAATGGTCAATACGCCATCGTAAACAACGTCGATGAGGCGCTGCGTATCATAGGGGCGATTGAATGAGAGCAGAGGCAAAAGATCGGTGGGCAGATGCTAGGGCGCTGCACGATAGCCTTATCTCTGAGGGGTGGGTGTCTCCCGACACTTACAGCAAGTTTTACGCTCCGATTGAAAGCATCCCGGCGGTCTATCTGTTTATGGTTCACGGTCCAGACGGGTATGACTCTGCGCTTGTTGCTTATGTCGGCATGTCCACAAATCTTCGCCAGCGCATGTCAGGTCATGAAATTTATGCGATGATCGAGCGGCCCGGATATTGGACCATGCGATGGTTCAAGGAAGTGAAGAAAGAAAATCTCCGCTCTACGGAAGGGGAGTATATAGCCAGATTTGACCCGCCTTGGAATATAGCTGGCAGAGTTAGAGGGGTGGCTTTGGCATGAGCGACCCCTGGATGAAGTTTTACACGAGCGACTGGCGGTCTGACCCCCGCCTGAAAATGTGCAGTCCCGCCGCTCGGGGCATGTGGATCGAAATGATCTGCCTGATGCACGAGGCCACGCCGTATGGCCATCTCCTGATCCATGGGCAGTCCCCGAATGAAGCGCAACTTGCGTCTCTGACTGGCATCCCGTCCGCAGAGGTTCCCGACCTGATCGGGGAGCTTGAGCGTCTGGGCGTGTTCAGCAGGACGAGGGAGGGCGTGGTCTACTCGCGGAAACTGGTTCGCATGGCAGCCAAAGCGGCGTTGGAGCGTAAGTCCGGCCAGAAGGGCGGAAATCCAAAGCTAAAGGGTGACTACAATAAATCTGGGTATGTCTATGTGATCGGAACGCGGAGCGACGGTGCAGTAAAGATTGGGATAAGCGTCAACCCCGCGAACCGTATCAAGAAGATACGAGTGCAGTATCCATCTGAGCGGCTTCAGGTAGTCGGCCAAGTTTGGGTGGAAGACATGGGGGCCGCTGAGGCGATTGCACACAGGACCCTTGCGGGGAAAAAGGTTGCAGGAGAGTGGTTTGCAATCGGAGACAATCCATTGCAAACAATAAGGGAAATACTGGACCCTAAAGGGTCCCGTAAAGGGGACCCCGCACCCCAGATACCAGATACCAGAATCCAGAAAGAATCCCCCCTACCCCCCAAGGGGGCTTCGTTCGCGGATTTCTGGGCTTCATGGCCGAACAAAACCGCCAAGGCCCAAGCCGAAAAGGCGTGGAAGAAACTCAGCCCCGCCGGCCGGGAAGCCGCATCGTCCGCCGCCGTGGCTTGGTTTGCCGACTGGCGGCGCAGGCACCCAGACGCTTCGCCTATTCACCCGGCCTCGTATCTCAATCAACGGCGGTGGGAGGATGAACGCGCTTCTCAACCGAAGGCCGTGGATAGGTTTGAAGTCGCGGCGATCAACATCCGAAGCGGAAAGCCGTTCCTGTGCAGCAATATCTCCGCATCGCTGGCGCGGGAATTGATTTCACGGGGGATGGTGACTGAAACCCAATGCAAGGAGGCACGAGTGATCTGATGCTTGACGAAACCGACCTTCAACGCTGCGCCGAAATCAGGACCGCCAATTTCGAGCGCGCACGTCTGACCCGAATTGTGGAGGATGTTTCTGAAATGACCGAAGTCCCATTTGCCGAAATCATCGGAAACAGCAGATCACGGGCAATCGCCCACGCCCGGCAATTGGCGATATTCGTGGCAAGGCGGGAAGGGTTTTCCTATCCTGTCATCGGCGGGTTTTTCAATCGCGACCACACGTCCTGCATTCACGCGGTCGAAGCTGAAACCAAGCGGAGGGCTGGCAAATGATGCATCCCGGAAAAATGACCCCGGCTGAAATCGAGGGGCTTTATGGGCGCGCCATGAAAGCCCTTTGCGTCAAGGAAGGGCACGGCCATACGACATTCAACAAATACCGCCGCCCGTTTTCGGCATCCTACATTTCGCGGGTGCGGAGCGACATCCTGGGTTTCCTTCACAACAACGAAGCGACCGAGGAACAGATCATCAAGCATATCCACCGCAACCGCAGCTTCACCCACCGCATCCTGATCATGATGTTGGAGGAAGGCGAGTTGACCAGGTTCAAGCATACGGGCCAGCGCTCCGCCAGTGTGCCGTATGTGTGGCGGATCGCATGACCTGGGCAATCATGTGCGAATGCTCCGGGACGGTCAGGGACGCCTTCCTTGCGGCGGGGATTGACGCAGTGTCAATCGACCTGAAGCCGACCCGCAAGCCCGGTCCTCATATCCAAGGGGACGCGCTGGAATACATCGGCAAGCGGTGGGCGGGTGTAATAGCGCACCCGGTATGCAAGCGACTGACCAACGCCGGGGCAAAGCATCTTTACATCGGGGGGCGGAAGGAAAAC